TGTTCTATTCGGGTTTGACCAGGCAAAGTCTGCCCCCGTACCTGCACCAAAATATAACTGAGAAGTAGAGCCAAAACCAGCATCAAAAGTCCAGAATGACCCAGCATAGGAGTTAAAGACGGTGAGATCCGGAAGCAACCCTCCCCCTCCACTTCCATCTGTTGCAGAGTTCGCTGCAACCAATCCTGCTCCCTCATTAAATTTATACCAGCCAATCAAATAAGGGAGGAATGGAGTCCAACCAACTTCATAAGGAGAGTGCATCCTCGATCTATACTTGATTGAATCAGCCTCCAAAGGTGACACATTACCTGAACGAAGAGTCGTCGAATAAGGAGAATGTGATTTTGATCTAAATGCCATTATTCCCAAAGCACCTCATAAGTATCAACATATTCATCAGTTGGGTTATTATCCCATTCAACCTTAACACTTGCCAAAGTTATTCCTGTCGTTGGATCAATATAGAGAGATTCATCTGTAACCACAACATTTGCCACCTTTGTCGGTTTTGGAGCATCTGCAGTGTGAACCAAAATTATGTAAGACCAAGGTGACTTAATCAACAATGGACCAATCGCAAGAACACGAAATTCATAATCTGCAGTGAACATTAGATTAACAATCTTACTCTCATTCTCGACACTAAACCAAATCGACCACCTTGTTGTTCCTCTCTTTCGGAACCCCCAGGCATAGATGAGGGCTTCTGGAACCGGCAGACAGTGTAGATAGACATAAGCATAGTTGAACTCTGTTCCAGTTGAGGAATGATCGATGTGTGGGCGAGCCAAATCCCCAGTCCGAAGAACCTGATTTAGAAGGTCGCCTGGAACCACCCTATTGTAGAGATCCTCAAACAGAGCATTTGCAGTTGCTTCTGCTTGTTTGTCTTGCATTACGAGTTTAAGAATCTGTTTCATATGGTTGGCCCCCACAACCTTGCTCTTTCAATTAAGGCTTGGAAACTCCACCTCTCCGTTGCTGTAATCTTCAACCCAAGAAAGATCCCTTGCCCTCCAAGTGCAGGCATGGGGATTTCAAACTTCTTATAGGTGGTTGAATCAACTGACAAGCTAATATCCAACGCCGAATCCGCAACATCAATGTAAGGTTCAACTGTCAGGGTAGCACTTGTTGAGGTTAACTTCTTCCCAAACAGGAAACATTTTGCGTAATCCTTTCGAACCTCAGGTGCCCCAAAATCCCAATCAGAGGTTTGAATAATTGAGGTGATATCACTCCCACCATCTGTATCCCCAGAAAATCCCTTATACACATACCCGATTGTTACGTGACCAAGATAGAATTGATCAATACCAGCAATCTTCTCTGAGAGAGCACACCGAACTGCCCACCCCGAGATGACATACCAGATTTGCTTTGGGATGTAGAAGGCAAGGATTAGAGATGGAGAGGTATCTCCTGTCTGTGGAATCCCGACAAACAATGTCTTATCATAGTATCTCATCCAACAAGTATGGACATACGCAGATGGGATTAGCTTGATATAATTCTGCACCGAGGAGACTCTTGTTGGAGAGGGATCACTAATCACATCAAAGAATGATCCATTAAAGCTGACCACACCAGAAAGATCTAAAAAGTAAAACTCATTATCTCCTGCTGCCACCGCGAGTGGGCCAACCCCTCCAAAGATTCGACTGAGGTTGCGTGGAGGGATGGAAAGGTCTTCTGGATCAAACTTCCAAATCCCATTGGACTTTCCAACATAAACAAAATCCATCGCTGACATGATCCAATTGATCTTCCCACCAATACTGGGCTCGATCTCAAAGAAGTAATCATGATCGAAGATATCAACACTATCCTCATTCGACACCATCACTCCACAGGGATAGGTGGTTCCATCAGTGGAGGTAAGATTTGCAATCACTACACTTCGACTATGTACGGTGATGCATTTTGGGATGTATGGTTGCCCTTCAACAATTTCTTGAAAGTCACCAAGGTTTTCATCTGCAATGGTATCGATCCAGGTGGTGGTTGTTCGGTCGTAGAGGATGGTAAGCAATCTCCACTCAGCTGACATCCCACCAATCCTGTAGATTTTCTTACTTGCAATTCTTGAGGAACCTGGGACTGGGATGTTGGTTAGTGTGATTTGCTGATCGGTTACTGATACAGGATCTGAAGCAACAGATGGATCACTCTCCCACCCATCTTGAGTTACAAATGTTACACGGTAATGATAGGTACCACAAGGAGAGCCTGTAACACCTTTCATCCATTTAACACCAGCACCATTTGTAGTAAAATTAACTGCTGTTCCATTTAATGTTGCAGAGACTTGGAAGGTGTTTGTTGTTGCAGTAATAACATAATAGGTAGTACTGACAGCCAACCCCGTCGGCATTGTACTGGCGGCGAAAGATATCTCATTACCATTAACTAACCCATGTGTGGCTGCAGTAAAGATATCAGTTGCTGCATCTGCAGTACAGGGATTATCTGGGACACCTGGGGCACCTTTTATCCATACAATTCCACTCCCATCTGTGGTGAAAGTAATTGCTGCCCCACCTGAGGTTGCAGAAACTTGAAAGGTGTTGGCTGCTGCAGTCACAATAAAGTAGATGGTTTGCGCCACTAACCCTGTTGGCATTGTTACAGCATTGAAAGATATTCTGTCAGTATCAATCAACCCATGTGCTGTAGAGGTGAAGGTGTTAGTTGCATTAGCTGCTGTACAAGGAACCGTTGTGGTTGGACCAGCTTTTTCAAGCCTGAGATAGTCAACAATAATCTGAGCTTGCAACCCTGCAGCAGCATCAATCGTAAATCTAACCGCTGTAATGCTATTCCAGTTTGGTGCCCCTGCACCAGTTGTGAAGAGACTCTTTCTCATCTTAAGCTCAAAACCGACATCAGGAGCAGAGGTGGCTAACCATTCAGCGAGGTTGGAAATCGTGATCGTATAATAGTTTGCAAAGTTTGCATCACCAAGGTCTAAGACAAGCGAGTCAAAGTTTGCGTAGACTCCTCTGATGAGGAAGAGCGAGATATAATCGTTTGTTGCAGACGTCGAACCATCTGGAAAGGTGGTGAGGTTCTTTGCAGAGATGGTCTTTGAAGCTGTCATCACCAAGCCAGCAGTTGTTAGAAAGGTGATACATTGGGTTCCATAAATGAAATTCACTGTATTATTAGCTGTCCCACCATTCCCAGTAGACCAATCTGTTGCGGCTTCAAAATCTTCAATCAACCTAAATTCTTTCGGGGAGTCGATTCCAGCTGTGTAGGTTGTCTCTCCATACTTATACACCCTCATCTTGTTAACCTGATCCACGATCAATGCTTTATCATCAAACTGGACGATTGAGCAGAGGGTGGTTGTGGAAAGACCATCATACCTCTCGGTGAAGGTTCCAGCATTTCCAGAGTAGAGCTTGCCATTTGAGACAGCCAGGACGAGATCGATGGCAGAGGTTGCAGCATAGTATCCAAGGCCAAAGATTCCAGCTGATCCAGTTAACCCTTTAGAGAAATAAACTCCTGTCCCATTTGTAGTGAAAGTCACTGCAGCTCCACCAGAAGTTAAGGAGACTTGAAAGGTATGTGTTGTCTTGTTGACAACATAGTAGCAGGTGGTTGCAGAGATTCCTGTTGGGAGGGTTGTTGCTGAGATGTAAACTCTATCTGTATCAACCAACCCATGACTGGTTGCTGTGAAGGTCTCAGTGGCATTATCGGCTGTACAGGCCACTGCGATGTTGTGCCTTGCCCACCCTTCTCTCGTCTCAAGAGAGGTCTTTCTTGGGACCATGTTCTGGATGAGCTTAACAACCCCATCTGGGAGAGTCACGGAATCTTCGTAACTATTCATCCCGATGACTTGTTTGAGGATTCTCGGTTGGGTTTTAGGTGGCATTTATTTCTCCATAAATGTTTGAAGATAGCGATAGACATTCATCCAAGGATTTTTACTTGGCATCTCCCAAAGTTTTTTCAGCGTTTGTTCTGCCAACTCACCACCAGCAGGAATGTTAAATGATCTTACAAGACTTGCTTTATCACCAATTCCTTCTGCAAGATACTCTGCTATTGCTTCACGAGATGCTGTTGGTACGTCCCAATAAGGTTTCCTCATTTTAACAGCCAACTCGTAATGCCCAAGATGCCCCAATTCATGTGGAAGGGTACGAGTAATTGGTTGCTTTGCCTTTTTACCAGTATAAAGTACAATCTCTCGTGAAAGTGGGTAAAAACTTCCAGAGGTTTCTTTGTTTAGAGCTCTTCTTAATTGCGGAGAAAACTCAAGTCTTAAATCTCTGATAGCAGCAAGAAGCTTTTTTGGAATTGCCCTTATTATCCTAGAAAACTCTTCACTTTCACGACCTTTAAATTGTTGTTTTAAAAAAGGTAATACTGCTTTTTCTGCAGCACTCTTTGTTATCCCAACTGGCATCAAATAGCTCCCAACATCATATGGATCAGGGATCAACCAACTTAGAGGTGCTGGCACCCTTTCAGCTAGTTCTTCAATCTTCTCAAAAGCTGGTGTCTTTCTAACCTTGGCCACCTTGCTCGCCTCCTCCAGGAACCTGCATCTTCAACCCCAACCCTGCACTATATTCAG